AGATTCTAAATATAAATTCTTAGCAAACGCCTCTTGACATCCTGTTCTACCAATCTCTCCTAAACTCCATAAAAATAAGATAGAATCTATTGGTCCACCTACTTTCGCCATTTCTGACAGTAGTTTAAATCTTCTTATCTTTTCAGCATCCCCACCAAAGGATGTAAAAGTAGTAGGAGGAGGTACACCTCCAGAATCAAATCCTAGTTCTCCCAGTCCAGTGCCAATTGATAAAATACAATAGCGATTCGCATTTGGTTTTATCATTTTTCCTAAAGTTAGACCAAATTCGGAAGGATTATTTAAATATACTCCACCATCAACATACGAATGACCCCCGAACTTCCATGAGGGTAAATATGCAGGAGCCGCACTGGTAGCCAATGCTACATCACTAGCTAATGCATTCTGACCAATGAAATCTGGGAAACTAAGATTAGAGAATAATACATAACTACTTGTATCTCTTTGATATGATGGAATTATTATATTTGTCTGCAAATTTTGAAGTGTATTGGTACCGCACAGATTTTGTACAGTTTGTGCTAATAATCCGGATCCATATGTAGTTGCATAATAACCCGATGATGAATAAAAAGGAGTTTCTGCAACAATCAAAGCAGCTTTAAATAGTGCACTTGGTCTAATAGAAGGAATGGGAGGAATAGGTGGAATAGGAGGTAATCCCGTAAGTGTTCCTAATGTAAATATATATGGTGCTTGTACTGTGAAAAATGGCAATATATCTGGCGCCCCATATCCCAATGCAAACGCTACAGCCAATAATCCTCCTACAGAAGTTCCACAAATAACATCGAAATTCGCAGCTAAAGCGTTCTGTTCAATACCCCATAACTGTACAAATTTTTCTAAAAAATTTGCGGATAGATAACCTTTTGTACCACCGCCATCTATCTCTAATACTCTAATTGTATTTGGATCACTCATTTATTAAACTTCCTTCGTTAAATCTCACCTGATTTAATCGTTGTAATACTTGATTATATGACGGCAGAGGATTTATCTCAGGATCAGTATAGTTAACTTGTACAGCGCTAGAAGCGATGCCAGGAGCTCCGAAATTAAGAGTATCTTGTACCGTATCTTGCGGCACTCTTGGATCTTTAATAGGCCTAGGATCATCTTTTACTAATGGAGGTCTATTCTGTTCGTTAGGTGTATCGACATAAGGACGTCCTACCATCCAACCCGTCCAGACTAAACTGTCCCCTCGCCATTCCATTTGCTTCACTAAGTCTTTGTGATTAAATACAAAATCCGTATAATCACATATTCCTAATGCTTCAGGATTTTTTGGATCTATAGTTACTCGCTTCCCTTGGTATTTTGAAAGAAAACTCATTATATTTCTCCTTCTATAAACCCACTATTTCCGTAAATTTTAATACTTACAGTTTCTTTATCTTCTACTGTCGCTATTTCAAATGATTGCTCATATTCCGCTTTCATCATAGCTGCAGCTTCAGGTTTATATTTTAATGCTAATTGCCAAGTTAATCCCCATACCAAGGCTGGATAAAGCCTCGATGGAATTTGCAGAGCATTAGTGTAGAAAACGCCTACATCCTGCATCATCTCTTTATAGGAATAAAATAAGCAATTATATTGAGGACTAGGTGTTGGCCATATATTAAGAATCGGAGTTATCTGCCTATCTAAATAATAAACGCTAGGTCTACTTTGCAGATATTTATTAGGATATGTGATGTACTCATAACGACTTACGTTAGAAATCGAAAAATCTAAAGTGTTGTTGTTAAGATAAACTTCTTGGAGATTTAGTCTAGCTCCTCCTGTTTCACGTATGCGGTAAGCCCTAGCATTCACAGGTGTTGGGATATCAAACCAACTAATAAGCCCAATAGTATATACTTGAGGCGCGATAACAAGTAATGTAGACCAATTTATAGTATCTTGAGAATATTCAACAACCAATGAATATGTGGTTGTAACATTAGACTGAATACCAACAAAAGTAATTTGCTGAGTAACATTAACTCCATAATCATAAGCTAAGCTTCCATTTTGTACGATATCTAGAAAAGATGTAGTAGGATCACCGTCAAATGCATTATTTGCATTCGCATTAGGTCCGTATATATTAAAATATAACTCTTGAATATTTAAAGTAGCTCCTCCTGATTCGCTTATAGAATATCCTCTAAACGAAGTTGGAACAGGTACTACAAATGAATAAAGTGTATTATTTGTATAGGTCTGAACCGGAATATTGAAAAAATCAAGATAGTTAATACCATCTGTCGATGATTTTACAGTTAAGGTATAATTCAAAGTAGCTTGAGAAATTATGGCAACAGTCAAAATTGTCTGATTATTATTTACACCATAATCATAACTGATAGTTCCATTAGGGGCAGTTTGCGTACAAGCTGTGGCAGGATTTCCATCAAATGCATTGGCAGCAATGCCACTAGAAGATGCAGGAGTACCTTCTAATTGCCTAAGTGCAGAAGAAGCTGTACCATTTAATTGACGAGTAGAAGTTCTTAGATTAGCCTGAATTATATCACTAACTGTAACAGGAAGAGTATATTGACCTTGGCCTGTCACTAGCGATAGATAAGTATGTGAGAGCGTCCATAAGTTAACGCTCTTATTCATCCATTCTAAAAGAAGAAAATCAATGCTACGTTTAGCAGAATCTAATTTCTGAGGTTCTACAAATTCACCTAAAATACCAAGTCGTTCGTACGCTTCTCTAATGATAAGCTCGACTTGGATTGATTGAAAATTAAATGTTCCGGACGTAGGTGCCATTGAGACATACTCTTATTTCTTTTTTTTAAAACCTTTAAACGTTTCAGCTACAATCGCTCTTTTTCTCTCTAAAGGATTTTTAGAATGTTCTGCTTTTTCTAATTTCTTTTCCGGTATTTTCTTACCTTCAGGAACGCCAAGGCTTTTATGCAAAGCCCCTTTTTTCATATGCATTTCCTGAATCCATTTATTACCCATAGTATCTCTCTATAATTGTAAAAATTCTGTTTGTAATGTCGTTACATTATTCGCCGCTGTTATCCCTATAAATAGGTTATATACAATATCTGTAAACTGAATAATCTGACTTACATTCACATAAGGACTGCCCTTTGCAATTACTAAACCATCAGTTACCATGCCAGCATAAGTTTGCCCATTATTTGCTATATTACTCAATGATTGATAAACACTGTAAGTAGCACCATTTACGGATTGTGTTACAAACTTTATCGAATAAGCACTAAATGTTGAACTGATAGCAAATGAAGATGCTCCAGTTGATGGAATACTGTAAAAGGGAAAAAATCCATTTAATCCCGTTCCAGCACTTACAGCGGTTACTGCGCCATTAGTGCTAATTGAAGAAACAATATCGAACGCATTAGTGGTATAAACCGTATTATTATTCGGACCTGCGATAGTCTCAGTAACTAACGTACTGTTCTGTACTCCACTAATTGTAAAATTTACTGCGCTAAGATTATTAACCGAAGTAAGACTTACATTAGGAATAAATCCTGAACTAAGAAAATTAATCGTAGGACTTGGGGGAGCTGAGTAAGTACCGTTTAAGGTAAGATTACCCGCTGACCCCAAAGTCTGCGTTAATGCAACTCCTTGTAAGTCTTGTGCAGGCCAGAAATTTTGTGCATAATTAAACATTTATATCAACTACCAGCTTGTAAACATGATGCAATAAGTGTATCTGTAGCTGGAGTTGTAGATGTTACTATGGTCATCAAAACATATTCAGCTACCAATCCAATGGTGGGAAGATCTTGACTTGCTTGCTGATCTTCAAAGGCTATCTGATATAAATAACCCTTAGTAATCATATTATCAAAACTCATTCCATTATTTATTATAGGATCTATTGTAAGATAAGCTTGGAAAGTTATACCGGATGCTGGAACTAATGGTAATACTACGGACATGTTCCAAGCGGCCAATCCAGGGCCAGAATTATTAATAGCAAAAGGAGGTAGATATCCAGTATCTCCAGTACCTACAGATACTCCATTAACATTAATAACTGATGTAACTGATGTTATAACATCAAATGCTACTATCCCATAAACTGTGCTATTATTAGGACCCAGTACAATGTCCATAACTGGGACCCCATTCTGTAATCCTAATATAGTAAAAACAGCTAAAGAAAGATCATTGGCAGATGTTATAGATACAACTCTAATAAACCCTTGATTGACAAAAGAAATCTGATTATTAAGTGGACTTGCAAGTGTACCATTTAAAATTGCCGGCGTATTAGCAGTCATATTTTGTGTTTGACATACTGCGGCTAAATCTTGTACTGGCCATACTTTTTTTGT